GTGGATACTTACGTTGCGATGGCAAAGTTTATCAAGCTCAAGATTTTCCTGGTTTAGCTAGAGTTATTGGGGTTGGTCCATCAGGAGGATCTGGTGTTCCTGGATGTGCTTTTAATCCTGGAATAGATTCTTCAGTTTTGATTAACCCTACGTTTGATTCGGATGGCAACTTTACTGGAGGTAGTTTTGCAGTTCCTAATCTAGGTGCTAAAGTCTTAGTTCCTAACAGTTCAGCTGGGCAGGAATTTATGGGCAACAATGTTTCTGGCGGCATTTATGAAAGAGCTGGTATAGGATATGTTGCTAGCATAGCATCAGTGGTTACTACAACAATGAGCGGAACCATTGAAGATAGTGTTTATACAGCTAATATTTCTGGGCAACCAACTTTTGCCATTGAAAATAACGGGACATCGACAACAAATACAATTGATATTGGAAAAACTGCTGCTCACACTCACAATGACGTGTGGTATGAATCTGATATGAGAGATGAAGGTTTTGATAATGACCTTCAGGATAGTACTTCAATTGACATTGTGAAGTATCAAACTAGTACAACTACGGTCACTCACAGTGGTGCAAATATTACACATAATCATACAGTCACTGGCGGTTCTGTAGAGAACAACTTACAGTATACTAGAGCTGCGACTACCATTAATTATAACGGATCTAGTGCAACTGCTAACATCCAGGCAGATGCTAGAAAATCTTTAGATCATTTAACAACACCATACTTAATTTTAGAGTATATCATTAAAATCTGATGTCAAAGTATTACTCTCAAACACAAGCATCTTGGACTGGAGTTCAAGTAGGCACCATTTGTATGATGCCGAAAGATAGCAATGGAGATTATTTTGCTCCTGCAGGATGGCAAGAATGTAATGGCAGAGAATTAGATCCTAATGAGTTTTATGGATTGTATCAAATTATTGGTAATACCTATGGTGGCACTGCTAGTGGTACGATTTATGGACAACTTAGTGGAAAGTATAAAGTACCAGACCTGAGAGATAAAAAAGCTATTGGTACAGGTAGACTTAGACCAGAAGTTAGTTCATCTCCACAATTGGAAGCTCACTTAGGTGGTCCGAGTGGTTATGGTACGAATGTATGTGGAACGTATGGCGGTAAAAACGTTATGCGTATTTCTGATGTTGCCGCTAGAGTGCAAGTTATTGGCAACCCTAGCATTACTTTAAATAAAACATCGCCTACTATTGCCACCTCTTTGGTTGCAAACAGTATCTTGAAGGTGAATAGTGGACATACTTCTAATCACACGGCGCAAAACTATCCATCTCATAGTCACGACCCTACGGGAAAAGCAATTGTAACTAATACTGGAAGTGGTAATAGTAAAACTCTTGATAGAACCAGTCCTGGAAATGGTGAAACTGGGGTTAAAAGTAATTCCAACGTTGCGCACACTTCAAATTTTCAAGATCTAGCTGCAGCTACTGCAGGTAATAGAGCTTTTACATCACAACCTCACGCGCATTGGATAGCTTTTAGCGGTACTATATGGGCTACTACTTCTTATCATAGAAGTTTTGGCGATTCGATCGGAGCCAATGCTGGTAACGCTCACTTGGGCACAGCTTGGGAAGCACAACGAGGCGGTATTGATGCGTGGAGAGCTGCATTCCTTAACGGAGATATTAACAACATAGGTCAATGCCAAGAAAACACTGGAGATTGCATTCTTGAAGCTAAAGCTGGTGGTGGATCTGTAGGACTTACTACTGGTTCGCAACAGGCAAATGCTGATAATGTATCATTTACTTTAGGTGTCAGTGTTGGTTTGAATGCTGACCCTACGATTACTCCTTCCTATCAAGAAACAGCTTATATGATTTTCTTGGGCGTAAGTGCTGCAGCATATGTTGCACCTGCACCACCAGCTGATACTGGAGATAACGTTCCTGGTGATTTTGGACCTCTAGATGAAACAGTTGCCACTGCATCTGGAACTGTTGCAACATCTTTCCAGATTACAGATTGTGATGGTGTTTATAGTTTTACCGTCCTTGTCAAGAAGACTAGTGGAGCTGATGTTGGTGCCACACCAATTAATGTGCAGGGCACAGGTACCAATACTAAGAGTGGATATATTGTTGGTGATACTGTATCGATGGTACTTGAAGGTCCTGCATTAGGTGGGACAGCTGCTAATTATACGATTGAAATTTATGATGGTACTAACTTAGTTAAAACAGGAACTGCCAGCGTAACATATGCTGTTGCTCCAGTAGTTACGATATCGGCACTACCTTCTCTTGTCGAACCTGGAAGCGCCACAAGCATTACTTATGCTGCTCCTGGTGCAACATCTCTTGTCGGATCTAACTTTGGTGCTACTGTCCCGACAGGTGAAACAATTTCTATTATTCCAACTGCTGATATAACATATTCAGTTACTGTTAGTAATGCATATGGTCAGACAACAGCAACTATTCCCGTTACACTTAATATTGGTGCAGCACCAACGATCGCTCTTACAGCGACACCACAGACAATTGATTATAATGGATTTACACGTGTTCAATACGCTTCTCCAGATTCTGATACATTTGTTGGCAGTGACATTCCTGGAGTCAATGATCCTAAAGAAGCTTTTGCTGACGTTCAACTTACGGCAGACACTTCGTACTACGTTACGTTGAGTAATGCGAATGGATCTACTACAGAGAATATAACTGTTACGGTCAATCCTCTTGCTCAACCAGTAGTAACGATGACATCTGATATTAATTCTATTAATATAGGTGCTGATCCTGGCGCACAAATTGAACTTACGATTAGTGGAGCTGATAGTGTTACGTACTCTTCCGTTCCTGCAAATACAATATGGAATTCTTTGACATCTCTGGGTGGAACTACCATCAGTATATCGCCAGATGTTAGTACACAATTTATTATTGCTGCTACAAATGCTGCTGGTACTACTACGGAAAATGTTACTATATCCGTAACTCAACTACCTACAGTTGTCCTATCTGCTGTACCAGCTGTCCTTGAGATTGGCACTGGAGCAACAAATCCTGTTTCCACGTCTACTTTGACTTGGACATCTACAGATGCTACTACTGTTGTAAGTTCTAGTTTCGGTGCATCTACTGTTAGTGGTACTACTACTGTTTCTCCGACAGAGACTACACTCTATGATATCGATGTGTCTGGTCCTGCAGGAGTTGCTGATGCTGAAGTAACAGTGACCGTGAATTGCACCACTGGTACGGGTACAAGTGCTGCAGGTTATGGTGACACATTCTTTGGTTATCTCAAGTATAATGATGGTACCCTTAACGCATTTAACGCTGGTCAGAATCGATACTTTGTTCAGACTACCAATTCTTCATATGCAAATACTACAGCTGTAGGTACATTTACATACGGTCAGATTGGTACGCAAATTCTCGGTAGTTATCAGGTTATTCTTGATAGAAGACCTGATGCTGTTGCCTTTGATGGTTGGATGAACAACTTCATCAATAATTTCGGTACCACATACAATAACTTGACAGATCTGAACACTGCGATCTATAATGATGCTAATGGTATCGGAGTTGGTACCAGCAATGAAATTGCTCTCAGGGCAACCTATGGTGGTCTTGAGGGTAACTACACAGAATGCGGACTTAAAATCGTTTAATTAATGGACATTACACCTATTCGTCCTCTAGAGCTGATGCTCGATGAGAACTTGACTAAATCAAACTTTGATGATTTTATTGGTGTTTGGGATAGTTTTATGCCCAAATCCGAGTGTCAGAAATATATTGATTGGTTTGATGATCTAGAATCTCACGCTAGTGTTATCGGATCCTCAATGGATAACGGTGATATTGCTGACGGTAGATTTCAGTTTCCTCAAGGGAAGCAGGGTAGATATGATAAACAAACCCTGATTACTCATCAAAATCTTGAGTTGCAGCAATGCACTAATCAATATTTGGCATCAACTGTTGAACATTACATTGGTGAGTTTCCACAGCTTGCAGGCGAATCACTGATTAGTAGTTGCATCAAGTTGCAAAAAACAGAGGAAGGTGGTGGATATCACGTCTGGCATTATGAGGCTATGGGTCTTAACCATTCTTCTCGGTGTTTAGTGTGGGCGATATATTTGAATGATGATTATGAAGCTGGTGAGACTGAGTTTTTGATGCAAAAACGTCGGGTTAAACCTCCTGCAGGAACTGTTGTAGTTTGGCCAGCTGGTTTTACGCATCCCCACAGAGGAAATACAGTATTAAAAGGCAATAAATATATCTTGACTGGTTGGTACTATCACAACGCATAAAATGGCAAGAGATTTTGGAAAAGCAGCATTAGTTATTAACAATATTCAGAAGGTGATTGGTACGTACCACGCTCCTTTTGGAACTACTCTCTTCTTTGATATTGGCGAAGAATATAATACATTAGTGGCACCTCTTTTGGTTGGCATTTGGGATGTTCCTGGTGTTGATCAATTTGAGATGATGTACTATTGGTTATCTTCAGATGATGGGGACGGAATTATCTCACCATCTTTTTATATCACAGAGAACACAGAGTGTTCTGGAGAGATTCCTAGTAACTATAATAAAACGCCTCTGAATGGTGGTCCTAGTACGGCAGAAGCAGATAAGATTTACAATGCTCTTAGGACTAGACTAGAAGAACTTACGGCAGAGCATATTGCAGCTGAGGCGGCAGTTGTAGAAGAACAATTTGATGCTCACAGATACCTTACCGAAGGTGTTCCTGAGAATATGAAAACATTGAAGCACGCGAGACACACTCGTCTACTTGATTGTGATTGGACCCAGATGGCTGATTCTCCTCTTACTGATGAGAAAAAAGCTGAATGGGCAGCATATCGTACATTACTTAGAGATCTTCCTGCTGCTCAAACAGATGATCCCTACGATCCTGAAAACTTTACTGGTTGGCCTACTAAACCCTCTTAATTATGTTTTATCGTTATGAACTTTTGAATTCCGTCCAAGTCGGGCATATATTAAATCTTTGTGATGCTGGTACCTGGGAGGATGGTAAAGAATCTGGCAGTAGCGATAAACGAGTAAAGAATAATTTCCAAATAGACAAACAGTCTGCATATGCGTGCTGGAGTATATTGGAAGGTTCTATGGATAATTGTGATGTTGTACGCGACTCAATGCTGAGCTGTGCTTATACGTTACCACATTTTTGTAAGTATGGTGTAGGATGCCATTATGATTGGCATACCGATCACGCACATATGGGTTCTAATCAAGATTTACGATCTGATGTTAGTACCACAGTTTTTTTAAATGAAGACTATGAAGGTGGGGAATTGGAGATTAAACTTGGCACTGAACTGATTAGTGTTAAGTTACCAGCAGGGTGGGCATTTAGTTACCCTACTGGAATACCACATAGAGTTAAACCTGTAACTGCTGGTGAAAGGAAAGTAGCAGTGCTTTGGGCTCAGTCTAGACTCAAAGATCCTATGGATCGTCTGGCATTTGCAAGAATGCAAGAATGTATTACTAATACAGAATACAGTCCAGATTCTCCTGAATGGGAAATGGTTAGAATCATAGACGAACAGAAAATGCATTTACTACGAACTAAAGGCGATCTGAGATCATAAATAACTTTCAGGGAAAGTACTGTATTCAATTCGTGCAATGAGCAATAGAATTATTGCGAGAATTTCTAAGGAAAATCAAGCCAGCGCTGTCATCGAAAGAGCGAAACAGCGTTTTACATCACTTCAGAACACCGAAGATCTGAGTCGTCTTAAGACTTTATTCTTAGATTTCGACGTAAAAGACGATAACTTTGTACAAATATTAAAGGGAGATGAATTCCCTGAGGTTATTGGAGCTGTTTGGGATAGAGAAATTTACCTAACGGGGGTAGAAACTGATGATTCACAGACATATGGATTAGAAGAAGTTGATGTGCAAGGTGGTTCTTTTGATAGAAGAGCAATTGCAGAGTCTTTATCAACTGACAACGAAGACATTGATGCGCTAGCACGTCAAATTAAACCTAGCGATTACGGCAACGTTATTCCTTATAACGTTGGTTCTGGTACTCAGTATTCAATCGCTGCTACTGTTGTTAATACTACTAGTGGTCCTAAGTTATACATCAACGGATCACAAGCTCCTGACCTGACATATGTTTTTCCTGGACACGAATTAGTTATTGATGTTTCTGATAACTCTAACTTTGGTTATACTTTAGCTTTCTCTGAGACTCCTGATGGTACTCATAATGGCGGTACTAACTATGTGGTTGGTGTCTCCAGAACTGCTACTCCTGGTACCACTGGTGCTGAAGTAACACTAACTGTTTCGCAGACAACTCCGCAGCAGCTTTATCTTTATGCTAACGAAACCTCAAGAGTTGGTTTGCGTGGCGGTGGATTCTTAAATGCTACCGATCATTGTAAAGTCGCAATCTTTAGTAAGTGGTATCTTGCACGTATCACTCAGCAACAAAATTCACTGAATTATGGTCTGTACTCTTACACCGAGCACGGTGAGGGTGTTGACTGTTATGTTATTGATACTGGTATTCGTGGTGCATCACGTCCTACTAACGTTACTGGTGCTAACTTGCACCCTGAACTATTCCACCCTGATTATGCTGATGACTACAATACTGCTATTAATCAGGCTGAATATCGTGTCTATGAAGTTCCTGGATACAATTCAGGATACACTGTAAATGGTGAGGCAAACTCTAACGAAGATGACAATGGTCACGGTAGTCAATGTGCCATTCTAATTGGTGGTCTGGAGCACGGTGTTGCACGTAAGACTAGATTCTATGCACTGAAATGTCAGAACAGCGCTGGTAGTGGTCTATTGTCCACATATGTGTTTGCTCTACTAGCAATCATCAA